CCAAACAACGTAATACAATTCCCCACATTCGAACGTGTAAAGCAAGTTATCAGCGAACGCATTGACGAAGAGATTATTAAGGCCGATATTATAGATGATCAAAAAGAAGAGTGTGTTGAACTAGCACATTATTGTTTTCAACTTATATATGATGCTGTAACTGGTAATGAATTTGTAAGTGGGTTTGAAGACTTTGATCCCCTTAATATTGAAAAACCAGAGATGAAAGACATGTCTGCTATTATCAACATGCTTGCAGCAACGTTCTATCGATATCAGGGATTAGAACATCCGTTTCAAGAAAGCCTTGATTCTGTAAATGAAAAATTAAATAAACTACTATTGGAGTGTGAAGATGATTTTGATTGATTATAATCAAATAGCATTATCAAATATTATTATACAAAAACTAAACGATGAAAATATGATACGGCATATGATACTAAATAGTATTCGTATGTATAACAAAAAATATCGTAACGATTATGGACAAATGGTCATATGCTGTGATGGTCCTAATACGTGGCGTAAAGAATATTTTCCTGAATATAAAGCAGCTCGTAAAAAGAATCGCGATAAGACTGATTCAACCATGGATTGGAATGAAGTGTTTCGTATTCTTAATCTAGTTCGAGATGAGATTAGTACTAACTTACCATATAAAGTTATTCAAATGGAAGGTTGTGAAGCCGATGATATTATCGGTACTCTTGTACTTGAAACTCAAGAGTTCGGGCAAGATGAGCCTGTTAAAATCATCTCATCTGATAAAGACTTTATTCAATTGCAACGATTTAAGAATGTATCTCAATTTAGTCCAATGCAAAAGAAAGAAGTAAAAGATTCGAATCCTCGAACATATTTGTTTAATCACATTATGAAAGGAGATTCTGGTGATGGTGTACCAAACGTCAAATCTGCAGACAATGTATTTGTCGAAGAAGGTTTACGACAAACTCCAATACGGGCAAAACAAATTGAAGAGTGGCTTGATAACTCCGAAAAACTATCAGAAGTTATGGATAGCGAAGTATATCGTAATTATCAACGCAATAAAACTTTGATTGATTTAACAGAAATACCTGAAAACTTAAGTACATCTATTATAAATAAATTTAATAATACAAAGAAACCGATGCAAATGAAGGTTTTAAATTATTTAATTAAGAAACGATGTAACCTATTGATTGAATGCGTAGAGGAATTTTATAACAATGGCTAAAGATCTAGTAATGACAGAATTTTTAGCAGAACTTGGTAAAATTAAAAGTGCTGCTAAGAAAAAAGAATACTTACAACAAAACGAATCACGTCAACTTAAGACCTTTCTGAAAGGTGCTTTTGACAAATCACTCGAATTTAATTTACCTAAAGGTGCACCTCCATATACTCCTAATAAAGAATCAAAAGAAGGTTTTGGTTCTGTTTCTTTAGAGTATCGATTCTTTGCAAAAGGATATGAAGGTGATGCATTACCTGCTGCAACCCGCGAAAGTAAATTTATCACAGTTTTGGAGAGTGTATCTCCAGAAGAAGCAAAGCTTTTATTATTGATGAAAGATAAGAAGTTAGCTGGAAAATATAAAGGAGTTACATTAAAATTAATCTCCGACGCATTCCCTACTCTTATTTCAAAGTGATCTATTAACCAACTGTAAAAAGGAGGATTCCGAACTTAAATACCTATATCATGATCCGATTAACTATATGGAGGGAATTATTCTATATGAAGTTACAAGAGATCGAGCGGTTGAAGAAAGATAGAAACAAAGCAACATACTATCGAGAAAGACTGCTGAAAAAAGGAAAGTCAGATAGAGCATTTAAAATGCAAAAGAAAATAGAATATCTAGACGAGTATATTGAGCATTTAAGGTATGCATCATAAGTAAGGAGGTGATCTAATTAAAGTAGCTCCTTTGTAGAACGTAGCGTAGGCAGTTTATTCGATTTACAAAGGGGTTTACTTTTTATTATTTTTATGGTATAATACTACATTATGAATATTTTTATTTTAGACGAATCACCAGGATGTGCAGCTCGGCAACATTGCGATAAGCATGTTGTTAAAATGATTATCGAAGCCGCGCAAATGTTATCTACAGCACATCGAGTTCTCGATGGTACAGAATATCAAGATAAAACAAGAAACGGCCGAAGGATTAAACGTTGGCGTCTTAACGAAAACGATGATCGCTTTTACAAAGGTGTGCACGTAAATCACCCTTGTACTATATGGACAAGACAATCAAAACAAAACTATGAATGGCATTACGACCTATTTACTTCTTTATGTGATGAGTATACATATAGATATGGAAAGGTTCATGAAACAGATCGTAAGTTACGAGAGTTATTAAAAGAACCACCAAAGAATATTGGCGATTCTGGTTTTACCGAATGGCCACAATGTATGCCTGATTATTGTAAAGATAAAAACGTAATCGAAGCATATAGAAATTATTATCGACATGAGAAGAAAGATTTTGCTGTTTGGACTACACGTAAAACACCAACTTGGTTCTCAGGAATAAATAATACTAAATCTAAACTATATGGAATCAACATATGATTTACACATTTAAAAATAACGATACTGGTGAAGTATTTGAAAAGCATATGCGTATGGCTGAGAAAGAACCATACCTTGAAGAAAATCCGCATTTATCTCTTGTGATCACTGCTCCTAAAATAATAGGTGGTGCTCATAGCACTATTAGCCAAGCATCAGATGATTTTAACGACGTTCTTAAAGGAATTAAAAAGGCATCAGATCCTAAACTCTGTACTATAGAAACCAAATGAATAAACCACAACGCCTACGCCTCGAGCATTTAAAAACTTTAGATCCTGCAACAAAAACTCAAGAGCAAGTATTTCAGTCATATAAAGATAATCTAAATCTTTGTATCTCTGGTGCTGCAGGTACGGGTAAAACATTTGTATCATTATATCTTGCACTCGTTGATGTAATGGATAAAAGCACGCCATACGAAAAAGTTATTATCGTACGTTCAGCAGTACCTACAAGAGATATGGGATTTTTGCCGGGCAGTCAAGATGAAAAAGAAGCAGCATATACTTCGCCATATGAGGTTATTGTAAATGATTTATTTGATGACCATGATGCATGGAATAAATTAACTCAACTTAAAACTATTGAGTTTGTGACTACATCATATCTTCGAGGTTTAACGTTTAATAATACAATCGTAGTAGTAGATGAATCACAAAACTGTAATTACCACGAGCTATGTTCTATTATAACACGTATTGGTAATTTTTCAAAGTTCATAATGTGTGGTGATTATTATCAATCAGACTTTACAAAGAATAACGATAAAGAAGGAATAAACCAATTCATTAAGATATTATCACATATGACATCATTTGATATTATTGAATTTGGTTTTGAAGATATAGTCCGAAGCGGACTTGTAAGAGATTTTATAATGACAAAAGAATTAGTTGACAGAGGTAAATTATGAAAAGTAACACAATGATGTATGTCGATAAAATATTAGACATATACACAACAGGTGATTCACGCAGACAAGTTCATATATTTGAAAAAATCGATGCGAATAATATTCGCCACTATGGTTGTCGATACTATGAAAATCAAATCTTTAAGTTTGATGAATTTTATCCAAATAAAAGTCTTCACTATGCAGAAAGCGCAGGTGAAAATTGGATCAATGGCGTTAAGAATTCATGAAAGTAATTGATTACTTTGGATTTAATTTACCAATAGTTCAAATTAATGTTTCCAATTGGAAAACTAAGAAAAAGCAACTATTAGAATTATATAATGAAGATACTTTAATAACTGATGATGGTTATCCTGGATTATACATTAAACATAATTATGAATTATATAAAGATGAAGAAGAATCTTCGAAGATTTTAACAGGCAAATATTATAATATATTACAAGACGAGTTGGATTTAATATTTAAATGTCTAAAATTTAAAGAGACAGTAATTAATTACGCTTGGTTCGAGTGTGCTAAAAAAGACATGTATCACGGAATTCATAATCATGGTGCACTAGGTTTTAGTTCTTGTTTATATTTGGAATATGATGAAAGCATACATCAGCCAGTTATTCTTATAGCTCCATACAATGATTCGATCGGCGGTGATATGGTCGAATACCATCCTGAAGGTATCACAGAAGGAACGTTATTATTTTTCCCTGCGCAATGTCCTCATTTTACTCAACCAAATATTTCAGATAAAACACGGTTAGTTATGTCTGCAAATTATGGAGTATCTGTTTAATATACGATCATATAACCAAAAGTTATATCGATATAACAAAATAGTCTAAAAAAAGTGAAAAAAACTATGTACAATTTCTGCCTGTGTGGTATAATTATACCATAAATTAATGAAACAGGGATTACATTATGACAACTCGATTTACAAATAATAAACATATTTGGACAGATGAGCAATGGAATGACTTTGATGCTCAAATCAAAGAATTGCGTCGTACAGCGATTGCTGATTACAAAACTTGGTGCGATAATCGTCACCATGGTGAATTCTTGAATGATAAGTTTTACGAAGAACGAGTAAAAGAATTTGCTGATAGTTTTACAATCAATACACGTGGTAGTAAATACGTTAAGTTGATTACTGGAAATTCAGTATGGGGATTTGTTGTGAAAAAAGATAACGACAAATTTAAGAAAGGTGATATTTTAAAAGCTGCAGGTTGGAATGCTCCAGCAACGAATGCGGCTCGAGGAAATATCTTTGAGGAATACACAGTACAGTGGACAGGTCCTTTATACCTGTCCTAAAGGATGAAGTAATGAACGAAGCAGAAACGGTTGAACAATTTTTAGCTCGAGGTGGAAAGATCGACAAACTTCCTCCTGGACCAGAATCACTTAATACTTTTGACAAAACAGGCCAAAAGTATACAGAATATGGTATGGGTAAAAAAAGAAAACATCATACTGAAAAAGCAGCAAAAGAATATTCACAAAAAGCCTAAGGAGAAAAATGACTTTTAAACACAATCCTATTGATCTTGGTTATAAAGATCTAACATGCGAAACTCATCCGTCAGAGAGAAAATATCTAGCTCCTGATGGTACCGCATATCCGTCAGTTACGACAGTTCTTAAACATCTTAACGAAGATGCTATACGTGCATGGCGCGAAAGGGTTGGCGATGAAGAAGCAAATAAAGTATCAACACGGGCATCAAAACGTGGTACATCTGTACACACAATGCTTGAAAAATATGTGAATAACGACGAAGATTATAAAGATGACGTAATGCCTGATATATTGGCTACAGCTTCATCCGTATTTAAAACACTCGAAGAGAATGTAGATGAAGTATGGGGCCAAGAATTGGCTTTATATTCTGATCATTTAAATATGGCAGGCCGAGTAGATTTGGTTGGTGTATGGAATGGAACTCCTTCTATTATAGATTATAAAACATCAAAGCGATTGAAGAAAAAAGAACAAATCACTTCATACTTTCTACAATGTACAGCTTATGCAATCATGATTGAAGAAAGAACAAGCGTACCTGTACCACAAATTGTAATCGTTATTGCAGGTGACGAAGGCGAACAAATCTTTATTGAAAAACGAGATAATTGGACAGCACAACTTCGAGAAGCGATTAATGAATACCAAAGGAGAAAACTCTTTGGACAATAAACCATATAAGCTTGATGAAAAATTTTCAGTTGCAGAATTAGTTACGTGGAAAGATGCAGTTGAGAAAATAAATCAATCATATAAAATATCTATACCTTGGAATGAGCGTGGAATGGAAGGTCCACTTCGAATTATATATGATCAAGTTTCTCCATTTGTACCAGCAACATTTGATTGTGAAGACGAACATTTTACTGATTCGTTTTTAAAAATTAGAGAATCAATACCAGATAGTATTGATCGCGAAATAGAAAATATGCATGTTTATATTTCTCTATGCGAAAAGGCAAGTACGTTTGAAAGACATAACGATGACATCGATGTGATGATTTTACAATCGATCGGTACGATGAGATATAAGATCGATGGAATCGACAATGAAGTAGTTTTAACCCCAGGTGAGGCGGTTTATATACCTAAGTTTGTATATCACGAACCTATAGTCGATGGACCAAGAGTAACGATTAGTTTTGGAATGAAGGATAACAATGCGTAATAATATTATATTAACAGATTGTGATGGAGTACTTTGTGATTGGGAATATGCTTTTACCCAGTGGATGCATAAACAGGGTATACGAACAAAGAATGCAAATGAGTATGATGTTGCTATTAAATTCGATATTGAATTTTATCAGGCTAAGGCATTAGTCAAACAGTTTAATGAGTCGGCAAACATTGCATTCCTACCACCCCTTAGAGATGCTGTACACTATATGAAGAAGCTTAATACAATGCATGGTTATAAGTTCCATTGCATAACTTCTTTAAGTGATAATAAGTATGCTCAAAGACTACGATATCAGAACCTTGATTTTCTCTTTGGTCGTGAGATCTGGGATGAAGTGATTTGTTTACCTTGTGGTGCTGATAAAGATAAGGTATTAGAAAAATACAAAGATTCTGGTTGTTATTGGATTGAGGACAAAGTAGAGAATGCTGTTGTTGGAGATCGATTAGGACTACATTCAGTATTAGTAGAACATCCACATAATAGTAACTCGGTTGCTAGCGATCCTTATGCGTATGATGATGATTCAGCTCACATTCCACGTTTTGATAAATGGAAACACATATACAATTATATTACAGGTGAAGGCAGTTATGGAGTTTAGTTTACCAACAGTTGATCAAACAACTGAAGAACATAATACTGAATTATTAATTATTCTTATGGAGGAATGTGCTGAAGTGCAACAAGCATGTTCTAAGATTTTAAGATACGGCGATTCAATAAGCAGTATAAATAGTTTAACGAAAGAGCTTGGTGATCTTCAATGTATGATTAACCTTACTCAAGAGTATTTAGTAAACCCAACAAAAGTACATGAAAGTGTATGTGAGAAACGAAGAAAACTTAAAAAATGGAGTAACATAAAATTATGAAATTATTAGGCAAGAATGTATTATTAACTGAAGTGGAAAAAGAAACAAAAACAGCAGGTGGCATTATCCTTACAGGTGCTACTTCAAAGGCAGTACAACCAGGTTTGGTACTAGCAGTCGGAGATTTAGTAACAAATATTCCTATTGGTAAACGTGTATATGTTGAGTGGGACGGTGCAATGCCAATCGACTATAAGGGCGAGCGTGCATGTATTGTATCGGCTGATAAAATTAAAGCGGTGATTAGTTAATGTCTGGAAAAGGTAGTAAACAAAGACCAACCGACTTAAAAAAGTTTGGTGATAACTATGATGCTATCTTTGGTAGGAAAGATCCTGTTAAGAAGAATATGGATAAGTTCCATAAACCTTCTACGCATATCGATAAAAAGAAAGAAGAAAAGAAAAACCCACAATTTAGAAAAAACTGGCACGAAAGGCCATAGGATTATATTATGAATTACGATAAAGGCAATGTTGCCCTTTTTATAACTGGCTGTGTGTGTTTAACACTAACATTACCTCATTTCTTTATTGAAAAGAGTTATGCAACTGGGCCAGATCATACATATCAAAGCGAATATGATTGTATGGTCGAAGCAATTTATTATGAGGCTGGTAATCAACCATATATTGGAAAGATTGCAGTTGGTCAAGTTATATTGAATCGAGTTAACTCAAGACATTATCCAAATACTGTGTGTGAGGTTGTTCACGAAGGTCCTGTCAGCGAATGGTGGCTAGAGAATCACAATCGATTGGTTCCTATTAAACATAAGTGTCAATTCTCATACTACTGCGATGGCAAAGAAGAAAAATCGTATGAGGGCAAAAATTGGACTGATAGTGAGTTTGCTTCAACAATGGTTTTAAGTAATATCTTCCTAAAAGATTTAACTGGTGGTGCAACACATTACCATGCCGACTATGTATCTCCATGGTGGGCAAAGAAACTTACACGAACAGTAACAATTGAAAATCATTTGTTTTTTAAGCGATAAACTATTATAAATATAACTTTGCACTATAAATGTAGGGTTAGTTAATGTGTGTTGTCGCAGTAAAACAATTTAAAGGAATTGGTTGGGTCGGAGCTAAAAATCGTGATCGAATGTATTTAGCCGATGTTAGTATTAACCAATCAAATCGCGACGGTATACAAAGGTTATATATCGACGATAATCTTAGTCGTTACACAGAAGGCTTAAACGAAAATAGTGTTTGTATTTTATCAGCTTCCTTATCAGTTAAAAGTGATGAGAAGGAAGGCGACAAAGCATCAAATCAAGATCGATATAAGAAAACTAATTATATGTCACCTGATGGCAAAAAGATTAGAGATGCACTTAAAATAAAAGATCCTCTTAATGCAGCAAAGTATCTTATTAAGAACGAACTTGCCGGAGCGACTTATGTTTTTAACGAAAAAGATTGTTGGTTAATCGAAGGCGGCTTTACAGAAAAGAAAGATGTAAAAGACCGAGAATACATACATAAACTTATAAAAATAAAAGATCAATCAGTACGTACAAACCATGGCATTGAATTACCTCAACTCGGTTATAAAATCGATGCTGAAGATTCTGATTTTCTTAAGGCACGCAAATCATCTGAAGAAAGATTGCGTATCGCAATTGCTGAAGTTAAGAAAGTTATAGATCCATTAGATATGATTGATGCTTTGGCAGTATCTCCAAATAACGATCCATTCATGAATCCTATTCGACACGGAGATCCAAAGAAAAAAGAAATGGTTACAACTGGTCAATTAATGCTTGTACCATCAGATAATACTTTACACTATAGACCAATTTATTCTGCAGTATCATTCACATATAATAAGTTAAATGGTCCTGAAGCGAAGACATTTTTTGAAATAATTAGTTCACGTAAACTATTAGGATTTAAAGAGTATAACAAATGAGCGTAGATATTAATAACTTTGATTTTGGTTTTACAGCAGTCGATGAAGATGAGCTGGAGGCCGTACAGAAACTTACAGAAACAGCAGCTTCACAAGAAACTGCTGCAAGTGATTACGAAACAAAAATGAATAATTTGTATAATGCAATATTACCATTGTTAAGTAATCTTAAAAAGAACCCAGAAAAAGATTATATTCATTGGCCCAACCGTACAGAAAAGGTTGAAGCCTTCGAAGATGTAATCGCTAAAATTATTAAATAGGAGATATAATGGATATAGTAAAATTACGAGAACAACTTGTAATCGATGAAGGTCAAGTGAATGAAATTTATCATGATCATTTAGGTTATGCAACTTTTGGTATTGGTCATTTAGTATTGGATTCAGATCCTGAACATGGTCAAGAAGTTGGCGTATCAGTTACTGAAGAGCGAGTATTTGAAGTATTTGATAAAGATGTACAGGTTGTATTATCAGATTGTGAAATTTGTTTCGAAGGTTGGGAAGGTTATCCTGAAGAAGCAAAGCAAGTATTTGCAAATATGATGTTCAATATGGGACGTACACGCCTAAGTAAATTTAAAAAAATGGTAGCTGCTGCTGAAGTAGGTGATTGGAAAGAAGCTGCTGTCCAAGGTCGAGATTCTCGATGGCATAAACAAGTAACAAACCGAGCCGAAAGATTAATGGTTCGATTAGAAGAAATATAGGAGAAAAAAAATGTCAGTCATAACTTTATTAGGAACTTCAGTTGCAACTTTAAGTTCAGCAAATAATATAGGATTAGCTACAACCGTACGTATAACGAATTTAAAAAATGCCGAGCTTACCTTAACAGTAGCAACGGTTGGCACTCCTTCGCTGGATGATACATTTCCAGGAACAGTTGTTATTGAATCTGGTCATACAATTCTTTTACGTAAAGGTCCAACCGATACAATTGCCGGTGGATCTGATGGTGAGTTAGTAGCTACTGCAGTTAGTGTAGGTGGATAAAAAATAAACATAATCTAGTACGTCACTTTGTATAAATAAATATATAAGGTGAAGAGGATGGAATGAAAAAATATATTATTCTTTTATTATTGTTTTGTCATACGGTAATCGCACAAGATACGGATAGTGGAAACACAAGTTCGCAATCAGGCGATTTGAATACAAACCAACAAGGTGCAACCGTAGATAGTAATAACGATACTACTACTAATACCAATCAATATAATGGTGCAGG